GTTGATTATTACAGTGAGAGGATGCCCTGATGGGTTCATTTGTACAAAATAAAGTTCACCATTGATCTCTATACACACAAAGCTCATATCTAAACCTATACCCCATAATATTAGAATATCCTCATCCTTCCATCCTGCAACTCTACATATTTTAACGAAGAATCTGAAAGCAGCATGCATCATAATGGCGCTAATTTTCTTGTCATATGCCTCATAATCACCAGCTATCATCATATCAAGACCAAAATGCGTAATGTAATTATACAAATCCTGCCATTCCAAAGATTGAGCAACAACACCAACCATAGATTCAAAAATGTATGGATGAGTCATTATCAACCTAATAAGGGACAGTGTGTACATCCTCACTACAATGCACCAAGCTAATTCAGCACCAGCAAAAACACGTGTTTTTCCTGCACGAATTTTCCTTGCTGGTAATGGTTCGTCTTTTAGATGCGCACAAAATTGTGGATGAAACATCACACCTCGAGAGTAACAATCTAAGATTTCGTCCATTCGAGCCAAAATAACTGGATCAACATAATCTATTTTTCCACTTGCATCAAATCCAAGAAATTTCTTTTTTGAGGTTTTGAATGGATTACCAGCACTAGTGGAGGTGTTAATACCATACACAAATGCTATACCATCAGCCCCATCCAAGGCAGTTTCTAAATCATACACATGTAATGATTCTAGATTAGCTAAAGAAGGATCAGCTTTGGATAAACCATCTAAAACATCTTGGGTGTATGCATCCACACATCTATCCAATCTATCCACATCTATACTGTGATTTTTCGTGGTAATATCTTTCAAAGCATGATGCCAAGGCATATAGGACATATCTGGGGGACCACAATCCGTGAAGTACCCATATTTAAGGGCATAATCATGTATAAATGTGTTGCACACTTTCGATTTGTGTTTCGGTCTAAATCCACCAAAACTACCCAATACTTCAATTTGTCCTCTCTCTAACCATCTCACTGCGGCACGAGGATGAGTTTCTATTAATGAGCGTTCATAACCAGGAGCACTGATTGGAATAACGCCCATATCAAACTGGGGCTCAAAAGTAATCAAACTGTCAAGTAACATTTTCTGAGAAATGTGCTGAAAGAATACTTGACCGGGGGCACCGCATGTATGTAAACCTAAAATGACTTGAGCGCCGTCTATGAAGCCCAAACACATCGATCCACAATCCCCTTTTTCGGTATTGGTGGTCACATTGCCAAAATAACCAATACCTCCTTTGAAACAGGGGTCAGTGCCAGTTCGAATATTAGATATGGGTAACTGAGATAACATACC